AAATTAAAACAAAACAAAACAAACAAGAAAAGAAAAGCAAAGCAAAAGCAAAGCAATTAGTAACTTTACTTAAAGTTTAAAGTAAACAGCAATATTGGCGTGAGCATTACAAACCTAGCTTAAGATTTAATATCACATTGATCAAAGAATTTTGGTGAAATCTTTAATTTCCACGGAGGAAGAGGCACTAATTGAAGGAGTAACAATGGCTACACCATCAAAGGCGGCATGGAAATGGAACGCAGATGACAACACTGAAATTTACTATAAAGATTTGGGGACCACATCTTTATCAAACCAGCCACAACTAGCATCAAGTTTCGATGTGGAGAAACTGCGGCAAATGAGCAACCAGGGGAGTCATATCCGATCTGAATTATGGGATGCTATGTCTAATTACTACAAGGCGTTTAGCAGAACAACGATTTTAGAGCACCCAACAAACAAAAAATGGTCAGCAGGTGATGAAAGTGCATTTGAGTGCATTGTGGAAAGAGCTAAGGAACCAACATTTCACAAATACACCCACAGTGGAAGCAGGTGCCAACGTTCAATGAAATGTGTATCTCCATTAATTCAGAGGTATGGCCACTTGTATACATGCACGGAAAGCTTTATTTTTACTGGAATACAAGGGGCAAACGTAATACCAGCATGGAGCAAATTTGTGCCACATGATGGCTATTGCTGGTTAACTATTATCTACTCGTTGAGCTTCTATGTGTTACCAGTCCAAGAAGAAATTTATATTGAAAGAATGAAAGATTTGATTAATAAGTGTGGCAGACAACCTAGCTTGTACCACTTCATAAAATTAATGGTTAGTGCAACATTCGACATGCCATACTTATGGCTTGCACCATTACCACCAATTTGGATCAATCACAGAAAGAACATTTTGCATGTATCTGATCAGAGAGGAGCGCCAGAGGATTGTCACCAACTTGAAATTGATTGTTTAAAAGATTTCTTTTATGGAGTATCGATTGCTAAGAATACGCAAATTGCAACATGGTTACTTGGCTCACACCAAGATGAGGAAATGTCAGAACAAATGGCGGAGGGAAGGCCAACATCACACGACGTGATTGACAAGATTACAGAAAACATCTTGGCAAAGATTTCCTACTTACTTGAACACAAATTAAGCTCAGCTTTTGAGGTTCAGATGATGATGCACAAGAGAATATCTCTAATGGACATGTATGAATTGAAAGGTGAGCAAGTCCGTATCTGCGATGAGCTCAAAAAGTCAGTTTCACTTTGGATTAAGGACACATACATAAGGCAAGACGAATTGGAAAAGGAGGGTTTTGGAAGTTTGAGGAATGTTCCCACAAGAGGAAAGCAAATTACATGGAAAGCTAGCCCACATTATTTACAAACACCAGAAGAGATTATGAATATGGGAAATGAACAGTTTAGATCACCGTTTGAGAGCTTTGCTAACCAACCAGCTGGTAAGCTGGCAACTGGAGCCACAACTGCTATACAATATCTCAAGAGAGTCAATAATGCTTATTCACCAGGAGGGTCATCAGGACAAACTTCTATACCAATGGTGAAGGATTTTGTTCCAAAAGAGGGATTTTGTTACATGTCTGTTTTTCTAGCATTAGGACAGCAAGTTTTGCTCAATGATTGTAGCTTATACACATCACTTGTGGATGTTTTAAGAGCAACACTAGGAGCATGGCCGGCATTTGAAAGAGTGGTGAAAGCCTTTTATGCAATATTAGTGAAATTTCCTTATTTGGACACAGCAACAATACCAACCATGGTCATCAACAAAGATCATCAAGTTATTCACTTTTGTGACCAAAGGGGACAACCAACCAATACAACTGTTGTTCTAGTGGATTCATTAGGAGATATCATTGATCTTCTTCAATATTCTGATCAAAGTTGGTTTCAGTTTAAAGTTGGGGCTTCACTCAACTCTGAGATTAGCTATGTCGGGACAGAAGAAAGTATCAAAGATTTTCTTAAGACAGAAGTCAATAAAAGAGATAGTGACAAATCCTGGGCACAAATTTTCAAGGAGGAAGTTAATAGGGAGGAGAGTGAAAGGAAAGCAAAAATGTGGATGCTACTCAAAAGCCATTATGAGCAAGATCTTTTAGAATCATTTCCTATAAGGAGATCAATGAGTGTACAACAGATTGACATCGGGCCCTTTGACATGATGAAGTTTTATCAGGATAACATTAAGAAGATCCGAGAAAGCTGGAAAAGGTGGTTTCGAGATGGAACACTTATCCATGAATTAGCAAGAGATCCTGAGCTAGCGACATTTCTTCTTTTTAGCCCAGCAGTTATGAGCAAGTTAGTAAGGGCTATACAAAGTAGTCAAGCTAAATTTGATAGCATTAATGCCATTCTGGAGAATAATGCGAATGCAATCCACCTTTCCCATTTACTCAAGTGCATGATAAAAGGTTTTGGAAACACACTGAGTGAGAGGATTGTATCATTACTACATCTAAAAGCAAGAGAACTAATTGAAAACTCAACACTTGATACAAATGAAATGGATATAATAAAGAAGATCTCAAAAGAACACGCATCATTTTGCTCGAGCAATTTCTTTATAGTATCGAGTCTGGAAAGGAGTCTTCATGAAAAAAACATCAAGCAATTTTTAGACATTGGATCAACAAGCGAGTGGTGCTCATTCGTGTACCACTTAGCCTGGCCAGATATAACTGGTGGTTATGGAAGAGGAAAATGGGATGGAAGTCAAGGAACTGTTGGAAACAGTTTAAAGAAGCTTGCAGATAAAGTTTTAGTACCACAACGATTCATAAGATTTCCAATAAAATTTATAAATAGTTTTATCACGATGTTTACTATAGTCTTCAATTTAGCAGCTTATGCGTGGGGATTTTGTTCAGTTTTACAACTAAGTTTGTTTTTTGGTAAAATAGCAATTCAAAGGTTTGTCAAAGTACCAAATCAAGCAACAATGTTACTGTTTGTCATGACGGTTTTGGGAGCTATATTATACATGAATAGAAGCTTATTTTCAACAATCAATAAGAGAAAAGAATTCCAAGCAAAAAAAGAGGAGCCGCCAAAAGTTCTGATGTCATTTATGGCATTTGCCATCTTGATAACATATATTTTCAGTGTGGATACAGCAAACATGTTATCAGCAGCCTTCAATCATTTTTCTAGACTCGCAGCTGCATTAATTGACACAAATATAATTGGTGGAGGTAAAGAGTTTCAAGCTGACTTCCTCGATGTTGAACTGGAAATAACAGAGCAAGAAGAAGGGGAAGGACTTATTAAACGGGTTAAGGATACATTTGGGACATGGAGGTTATCAAAACACATGGAGGGTATAGACAACACCCGTCCTTTGGAATATGGAGCAGAGTATGGAAATCAATATGTCATACAAGCTGATGCAGCTTCTGATGTCGCAGCACAGGCACTAAACACAACAAAAGATTGGAATTTTGTTCTTGGTGCCACAGGTTCAGGGAAATCAACAATCTTTCCAGTAGCATACTATAATTTGCTGAAACAGCAAACAAAGAGGAAGCATAGGATCTTGATCTTACAACCAACAAGAGCGGCAACCAGAAATGTTGCTGGAGGAATCGAATCTCATTTTGGCCAAGCAATTTATGTAAAACATCAAGATTACCTGCAACATGGGCATATGGGCATTCAGGTGATGACATATGGATCAGCATTGTACACCCACATGGCTAATGCGAATTTTCTAGATCAATTTGATACAGTGTTCCTTGACGAAAGCCACTTAATTAGTGAACACTCACTTGTATTTGAAAGCGTCCTGAATTTGAGAACAAACATTGTTAAGTTTTATGTGACAGCAACACCAAGAGTGGCGAAAGTTAAAATTGATCCAGCAAGAAGGTTTCCGATAAACAAGCTCACATTTGATGGCAAAGATCCCCAAGCATGGCTAAGGAATGTAGCGACAGGATGTATGGAGGATCCATTTAACTATGGGAAGACTGTGTTAGTTTTCGTAACCGGGAGGAGGGAGACGGAAACATTGGCAGCAGCCCTAGTCAACAAACAACCTCAAGTTAAGACACATGCTGTACACTCAGACAATTTTAAAGAGGTCATAAATAAAGTAGAAGCAGATCTGAGTGCAAGGGAGAAGAAGGTTGTTGTATTCTGTACAAACATCTTTGAAACAGGAGTGACCATGGATGTTGATGTAGTTGTTGACTTTGGATTCACCATGAAACCAGTGCTTGATTTAACTGAAAAGACATTGATACTTGAGAAAAAGAGGATTACAGCAAATCAAAGAGAACAGAGGATAGGGAGATGTGGAAGAATAAAGAATGGAACAGCACTATGTTTCGGAAAAGTCGTACCAAATGACCAAGCAGTTGATGCAAACACAGTTTATTCAGCTGCAATATTGAGTTATGTTTTAGATGTTGACATTTATGTTAATTCACATCTCTCTGCGTATTGGCTTGAGAATATTACAAGAGAACAAGCAACATTAATGGCAGCATTGCAACTTCCACTGTTCTTAACCAGGGATCTTATCGATAAAGAAGGGAGGGTTCACAGGAGTGTGGCTAAGTTTCTCTCAAAGTTCGCAAATGAATCAATGTCCATAAATGTTCATTCAAATTGTGTTACAAGTGAGTCGTACAACTCATGGCCAAGGCTTGAGGAAATTGCAATCAGAACCTACAGAGGTGAAATACCAGAAGAAATTCAAAAAATTTCAAAAGAGAGAGTTCCTTTTGCATGCCAAAGTGTTGAAATGGAGGTATATATGAAAATGGTTGAAGTTTTGAAAGAAGTAAAACCAACTGCACAAAGGTTGCTCAAGAATAGAGGAGAGATCACCAGAAAAATAACACTGGATTTAAGAGAGCCAGCATTACAGCAAACGTTAAGCTATGTACAAGAGTTGTTAACAACCTATACAAATGCATTGTGTGGTTACTCTGAGCTTGAAAGAAAGTTAAACTTTGGGCTTTTTGCAAATAAGTTAAATTGCTTTCAAGCAAAGAAGAATGTTAAAATTCAAATTGAGAAAATTCAACGAAACCTGGACAAGGTTACAAGATTGAGGTCAAGAATTGAGGAAATGATTGGAATGCAAGAGGGTGAACATGACTTTGACTATTATGATAATTTCGAGATTAAGAAATGTCTTGAGTTTCAATCAGAACAAGTTTTGACAAAAGAGAAAGTGGTGGAACTATGTGAACTTGAACAAGTGGAGACAGCATCCATAGCTAGAGCCATTGTCGAAGGGGATCTCAAAGTAGCTTTAGCTGGATTATTTTGTTTAACCTTTGCACTTGCGGGATTCTTAGTATACCAGTGTGTTCAAAGAATACCAAAAGTTGGTCAATGGATAAGCAGTGGTTTTGGAAAGAGTACTGTTGAAGATTTTGTGAAGGAATTTGAGGCAGCAAAGAAAAAGAGAGCATCAACTAGAGACAAAAGAAATCCAGCTATGATGTATAGTGAACAATGTGAGGATGTTATGGACACATATTTTGGTGAAAACACTGAAGAGAAGCTGAAGGTGAGAAAGAAGAAAAGTTATGATAATGCATACATCACTCATTTAACGAAGGAAAAACTGCCATGGTATATCTTCTATGATATATCAAACGATGATGCAGTAGACTATGCAATTTTGAAGAATGATGTTGGCAAAGAATTATTTAGAACTGAGAGACCAATCGCTGACATTGAAAAGGCAACATTGGCAACAGAAGAGGATTTGAATGCACCTCTTGCACATGCACTATGGTCAGATGAATGTCATGACTATTTTTATGAAATTCACATGAAAAATGGACGAACATATAAGGTCCATATGACACCACATAATCCTTCAAAGTACACAGGGCATGGCAATGTGGCTGGTTTCCCGGAGAAGAATAACATTTTGAGACAAACAGGGCCAACAAAAATTCTGGAATGCTCAACTGAAGTGCCACATTCAAAGGCAAATCCAGATGTTCCACAGATGGTTGGTTTAATCTTTGAAGAAGGAGCTCCTAATCATTGTCTGCACGCAATCGTCTACAATCACTGGCTCATCATCCCAGGACACATCATGACAACCGTAGGGAGTGATTTCAAATTGAAGTTCCAGGGTAGCTTCTTTAATTTTAATATAAAGCAGGTCGTGCATATACCAGGAATGGATATGATACTAGTGCCAAAACCATCAAGCATCAAGATGACGCGACTAGCAGCTAAGGCAAGAGTTTTAACAGTTCCAGAGGAAATCACATTCTTCTACTTCTCAAAGCAAATGAAGAAATTTGTGCAATCGGGTTCTAGAAGGGCACTGAAAGATGACAGAGATGGAAAGTGGTCACACACAATTTCAACAGCCAGAGGAATGTGTGGTGCACCAGTCATCTCAATGAACACTGGACATATGGTTGGCATACATGTTGTCGGTGACACCATTTCAAGATTGAACACATTTCAGGCATTTAATGAAGAAATTTTACAAATTCTAGAAGGGAGAGATTACAGTGTGGTAAAACCCAGGATCTTAGCAAAACCAAGTGATTTGGGATTTAGGAATGAAGATTTTGAAAACTTTCAGATTAGGCGAGTCACACACATACAGCAGCCTAATGAATTAACTGATGAAGCTTGTTTTGAAGAAAGCTTGAGGAGTGGTGAAGCCAGTGAAGCAATAACAGTAAGGGTTGAAGAGGATGCAAAATCATCATTCGAAATGTGGATTTTAAGAGATGGTTTTGTCACAAGGAAGGAAGTTAAAAAGAGAGCAGGAATCCCAGAGGGGTTTTCAAGAGACTTGAGCATCTATACAAGAGAAGCTTTGGAAAAGTGGGCAGTTGGAAACATGAATCTGCAAATCAAAGCAATCACTGAAGATATTGAACCAACAACTAAGTTGAACATGCCAGTGGTTGCATCAATGGCCCAGAAAGTTCTAGAAAAACACAGGAAACTTTGTGAATCGGACCATTGGCTTGAATTTAAAGAACTCCATCCAGAACTGACCAATGATTTACAGGACTTTGAGTGGGCATATTTACCAAGCAAGTTGAATAAACAAGCATACTGGAAAGACTTATCGAAGTATGATCACCCATGTGTTGCAACACCGAAACCAGAACAACTAAAAGTAGCAGCTGAATGGGTTGTTAATCATTTAAAAGCAAATGGAATGAGCACCACGAGAGTGGCATCTACGGACCAAGTTCTTGAAGATTTACAGTGGCAAACTGCAGCAGGCTCGGTTTATTTTGGTGCAAAAGGCAAGGTTCTTGAGTCGTACACGGAGGAACAAATCCGGAGTTTGACAAATTGGTGTAAGAAGGGGCTCTTAGAAGGAAGGAATGCTGGAATTTGGAATGCATCACTAAAAGCTGAATTGAGACCAAAGGAGAAGGTTGAAGCGAACAAAACCAGAGTTTTCACAGCAGCTCCATTGACGACACTACTTGCAACCAAACATTTTGTGGATGATTTCAATAAACAATTCTACTCAACTCACCTTCAAGCGAATCACACAGTGGGTATCAACAAATTCAGAAGGGGCTGGGAGAAATTGTTTAAGAAGCTGAATAGACCTGGATACTACTGGGGTGGTGGTGATGGATCACGTTATGACTCATCAATAGAGCCTTTTTTCTTTGACATGATGGTGTGGATTCGAATGCAGTTTGTATCAGATGATGACAAGGAAGATTTTCAAAAAGCACTGTGGCATATGTACAGAGAGTTCGTTTACACACCAATTTACTGTGTGGACGGCAAAGTTGTTGTGAAAAGACTGGGACAACCAAGTGGACAACCAAGCACAGTGGTGGATAATACCATCATATTAATGGTGTCTTTTGTTTATGCTCTGATAGGTAAACTAGGGGAGAGCGAGGCCGTTAGAGTCTTGGATAATGAAATGTTTAACTTTGTTTGTAATGGCGATGATAATAAATTCACTGTGCACCCTAGTTTAGTTTGCGATAATAAATTTGATTTGAGTGAACAATTTAACGAACTGGGTTTAGATTATAAATTTGAGGATTTGACTAGAGATCCATATGAACATTATTATATGAGTTTGAGATTTTTAAAAACAACAGAAGGCATAGGATTCACACTGGAAGATGAGAGATTAATTGCAATCCTTCAATGGAAAAGAGGAAAGCGATATATCGATGTTTTGCAGAGCATTCAAGCTGCTTGTGTTGAGAGTTACAATAGGTCAAATATTTTTAAAGTGGCATATACCTATTTGAGATGGTTTTTATACCAGTATCATAGGGAAATTGCTCAAGAAGAAATGGAGGAAGGAGGAAAATTAAGAATATTGACAGAGACAGAGATTCACAACTTGCACTACCAACCAGAAGGTGAAGTAATAGAGGAGATTAAGACACAGCACGCAAGTAAGGAATTTCAGATGGATATTGGGGAAGAGAGGCGTTTGCAATCGAGTGAGGAGATGGGTGCAATAGCAGACCCACCAACAGGGCCAGTTTCAAGGACACCACCAGGTTCAAACATTATAGGACCAACTGCAGCAGGCGAAGCTACCACATGGAACCTGGGCACTTTGAGCACAGAACAGATAGAATTGGCAATGATACCAAGTTTATCTGGAACGCCTGTTATTGATGAATCAACACTAAAATCAATACCCTATCACCAGATGCATTTTGATAACACAACAGCAACAGAGGATCAAGTGAAAGCCTGGGAAACTTTTTGCAAACAGAAATATGGAGGTACCGGGCAAGCACTTTCTGATAGTCACTTCAATAAATTAAAAGTTGCTTTTATTTACTGGTGTGCAGACAATGGAACAAGTGAAAACCATGATTTCGATGCAAAAACAAAGATTCCAACAGGGCCAAATACAAGTATGGAACTGCCATTGAGGCCATTTCTAGAAGGATCTAAGTCGGTTGGATTGAGGAAGATTATGCGATTTTACTCAGACCTGACTGTCTTACTATTGAAAAAGAGAGGAACACTCACGAGGTGGGCAATTAAAAGGGGTATCCGTCAGAAAGAGATGATACCATTTGCCTTTGATTTTCTCAAATTTGATCACAAAGTTACTGCAGTTGTAAGAGAGATCCTAACTCAAGCAAAGGCAGGGGCACTTGGTTCGGGAACGAAAAGAGCAATGCTTACGGATGGCAATGTATCACAGGGAACAAGTTATGAGAGACATACCACAAGAGATGTTAGTGAGTATGAACATGGTCCTAGCGGCACTGGCCATGCTATGATCATGTAATTACAAACACTCTATTACATACTTTATTTCAGTTGTTTAAATATAATAAATTACCATTCTGAATTTCCATTCAGATTGGCTTAATGGAGTGTTTCCACACTACATTTATGAACACCGTACTGGTTGTACGGCATTGAGCTTCAACTCAATGAACCTACTACCCTTAGGT